ACTGTACACAAACAAGTGTGAACACTGCGGATGGAACCCTATTGTGAAAGCAGAGAGGCTGAACAAAATCTGCGGTGCTGCACAAGCCAAGAATGCAGTCGAGTATTCCCTGTCAATCACAGAGGGGAGAAACAGAGAATACACTAAACAGTGGAAAGACTACAAACCAAAAAGAGGAGAGAACGATGTATAGTGCAATGACGTTGCTGATTTGGTGTTTCATGTCGATGATGATCGGAGTGATTGTAGCTCTGTCAATCATCCTGTTTGTGTGGAGAACGCATGACGAATACTCCGAGCCTGATGATTTCCCTGATGAAGAATGGGTTGCCGACTTTGAGGAGATAAAAAATGGACGTTAAGAATTTTCAGAAGAAGTACAAGCTGTCCAATGCAGACATCATCCGGGTTATCAGCAGGAAGTATCCGAGATTCGCAAAGTTTCCCCTGTACATGGTGAAGAATCCGAGAGACTACGGTGTGCAGCTTGTGCCTGGTGCAGAAGATGCTCTCCGTGATGCAGTCAGCAGGAAGAAACCTAACAGAACCAAGAGCCATCAGTTGACGGTCAGAGTGGATGATAACTTGTTCAACGCATTGCAGTTTTGCTGTGAGATGGAAAACAAAACAACACAGAATTTCATTGAGGATATAATATTCACATATTGTTATGGGAGTAGGAAAAAATGGCAAAGAATGATGGAAGAATAGGGTATACAGGGAAAGATATCAGAAAGCCTTTGAAAGCAATCCGGCAGAACTGCCTTGACTGTGTTTGCGGTTCACCGCAGGAAGTCAGGCTGTGTCCTTGCACAAACTGCCCTTTGTATCCGTTTAGGTTTGGAAGAAACCCTTATTACGGAGAATCTAAAGATGGTTCAGAAAGGGCAGAGTTTGAAGACATTTCTGAAGATGATGACGAGGGTGTATAAATTCACCACCTGACACGGAAGTGAAAAAAATTGAAGACCCATACCCACGCAAAAATAGCAAGAAACGAAAGATAAATTAAAGTCGAAAGGAAAAAGGAAATGGGAAGTGATATTGATATTGAATGCCCGATATGTGGTGAACCGGCAGAGGAAATTTTTCTTGACTTCAACAATGAAGTCTGCGGTTGTGACAAGTGCATCCGGTCAAGGGATGCGTATGAATACTTCGGTGAGGAAGAACAGCTAAAAGCTGACTACTACCGGGAAATGTTTATGAGTGAGAGGTGATGTGATGAACACAGCCAAAAAATTGAGAGAACTTGCCAAGCTATATTCTGGTCAGGAAATTATTAACGAAGATAATACACGATCCCAAGTAGCTGACATCTTATTAGATGCAGCCAGGAAAATAGAGGAACAAGTGGGATTGAAAAAATCAGAAGCATATTCCATAGCAGAACAAATTGACCATACACTTATTCAAGAAATCAGAAATGATCTTGATATTGACAGTATGGGATGGTTGCGGAACATCATTCATGGATATGAAAAACTTTGCAAGTACGGTGATTATCAAGGGGCAACAGAACCGTTTGAGGATGGTGAAGCATGAGCAAAGGAATAATGCGTAACGGAATAATAATCGGGGTTCAGATGTTACCAAACAAAAAACTTCCGGCATTGACCGTTCAGCTTGAAGGAGAACCTTGTTGCATCTACAAGGTGGCAACTTTTAACTCAAAAGAAAACGCAAAATGGTTTGAAGAAATTGTCGAGGAACTTCTCAAAGGTTTGACCGTAGAAATGGACGGTGGAACATGAGTGACATTTTAATCAAGAACATGAAGATGCCGGAAAACTGTGCAGAATGTCAGTTTTCAGATGTGTTCGCCTATCCACCTGACTATGACGATGAATGGATTTGCGAGTTGAATTATATCAGTATGACTTGGGAAGAGGCTCAAATGCGTCATTCCCATTGTCCTCTCGTTGAGGTAGCTACACCGCATGGTAGACTGATTGATGCGGATAAAATTAACTATGAAGATGAGATTTGGAAAAAGAAATGTATACCGCCACTAGCTGTCTATAACGCATGGGTGGTCTGTGGAGAGATGCCGACAATCATCGAAGCAGAGGGTAGCGCATGAGTGAAGATAACATTGGAACCATTGAGGTTGAACCTCATCCATGTTCAGTTGGCACAAGTTGCATGATTTGCGACAGTTTTATTCCGCTTGGATTCGGGTATTACGGTAGCTATATCCCAACCACAAGAATATGCGATGAGTGCAAAAAAAGACTGAAGAAGATTCTTTATGAGGATGTAGCGGGGGGTGAATTATGAGCATATTAAAAAGGATTAAGCAGCTAATCTGCAAACATAATTGGGTAGAGGATACTCTTACCATTAAATCTCCACCATTTAGCTTCCCTTATTGGGAATCAACAACTGCCATTTGGAAGTGCAACAAATGTGGGAAAATTAAAGAGAGGTGATGTGATGTCAGTATTAGTCAGAGGCATGAAGATGCCGAAAGATTGCAGAGATTGTCCGCTTCAAATTTATCACATGGCAAACGGTCAAACAAAGTGCCGTATTACAGGAAAGATTCTTGCAGATTTTTACAAGCCGATACCATTTGAAGGTAGAGCAGAAGAATGCCCTCTCGTTGAGACTGTTGATTATGTTAATCACGGTGTCCTGCTGACGCTGGTTAAGCAAACCAATGCCGACCGCATCAGAGCAATGTCGGATGAGGAGTTGGCAGAGTTTATTGGCAGATGTGTTGACCATGAATTCCAATTTGAGTGTGTTTGCTTTCTTAACCAACTTGGATACTGTCAATATCCAACAAGAGGATGCAATGAAAATGCCCTTGAATGGCTGAAACAGGAATGCGAAAAATGAAGGGGAGAAGAGTATGAGGATTATATTTATTCAGTTGCTGTTGCCGATAGTTTGCTACTTCATTGGAGTAGAAGTTGGCAAAAGAGTCGAGAGGAACAGCGTGGAAATCCAACACGTTGAGTACTCCAAAGAACAGATGGGGTACGATAAATGAAAGGAGAAGAAATGGCTTATACGCCAATGACAGCCGAGCAGTATGTAGTCGATGAGCTGCAAAACTCAAAGTTTAAAATCAGAAGTTTGGAAGAGGATGTCAAAATTCTAAAGAATGAATTAGATGCTACAAATGATGTGCTAAATCGTATGTGCAAAAAGCTGGTATTAAATTACAGCATACACTGTGGTAATTACATCTCATGGGATTTAATGCCGACAGAAAGAAATGACCCCGAATTGTATGCAGAACTCAAAAGGAGAATAGAAAACAAAGGAGCGGATTAACCGCTCCCTTTTTTGTTAGCCTGCGTATTTGTTTCCGTCAAAGTCTTTGCTCCATCCTTGTGCATCCCAAATAGCACGGATGAAAGCTTCCTGTTCAGGATTGTCACTTGCGTAGGCTTTTAGTTCAGCCTGCGTCAAGCTGCCATTATCCTTGCCTTTCTCTCCGTATCCGTCTACAGAGCTTATAATCTCTGACGCTTCTTTCGGAGATGCACCGGCTTCTCTTGCTGCACCATAAGTTGCCTTGTACCCTTTTGTGCCATAATCAGAAACTGCATTGTCAATCTCTTCATCAGAAGCAGAAGCATTCAAAAGATAGTTGACAATACCTTCATCATTTGTGGAACCGTCTTTAATAAAGCCACCTTTTTTTGCTTCGGAAAGAAGTACATTTCTTGCGCTACCGCCATTATCCGAATATGCTCCAAGAGATTCTAAAAGCAGATTGACATTCCCTTCTTCTACGGCTGCGTCAACATCATTTTTTGCTGTTTTCTTTGCGATAGTATTAATCTGATCTTGCACGGCTGTTTCAAGATTAATGTCAAGTCCTGTGCCGCCTCTCGCTTTATCAACTTCACTATCTGCATACTTCAAAGAAAGCTTGTTAATAGCCTCTGTTATATCGGCTCTTGTAGAATCATCCATTTCCTGATACTCAGGAGAGGAACGCAACTCTTCTGTAAGTTGTTTCGCAACTTGGCCTGCTGTAATTTGATAATCTTTTCTTTCTGTCGGAGTAAGATCATACTTGTTGCCATTAACAGAAACACTATACTTTCCGCTTTTGTTTGGAACAACATCCATGTTTCCTGTTTCTGTTGCAAGACGTTCTGTTTCGGCAAGAAGAGGACTATCGTTGTCTTCTGTGATAGAACCTGGAAGCACAGTCTTGTTTAAGAACTGCTGTACGCCGCCTGCATTCATAATTGGATTGCCATAGTTGTCTGTTTGTGCAGGAAGAGTTTCACGGAGTCCTGGTATACCTGCCTTAACATAATCTATTGCCTGCCCAAGTTCTCCTGTCTGTGTATACAAATCTCGTTCAGTATCGTCAAGACCGGCAGCTATGCCTCTCAAAGCGTTTGGAACAAGAAACCCTGTCGCAGTATTAGCGGCCTTATCCATTACAACAGCGGCAGCACGCTGCTGTTCTTCAGGTATGTCAGATTCTTTATCGACATTTGCATATTTCCCTGCATTGATCATTGACGTGATTGTAGATACAGCCGGGAACTCCATGAGAGACTTATACATACCCTGTACTGAATCTATAGCACCCTTCTTGGCAAGGTTCGCATAATCATAAAATGTCTTTTCTTCCGGCATATCTTTATAATCATCATAGATCATATTGCCGATAATCATGAGGGAGTTAAGTTGAGGCAACCAACCAATATTAATCCACTTGTCTTTAGAAGTCTCTTCAGACCCTTGCCCTGTTAAGAATCTCAAGGCAGCAGACGCATTAATTTGCAAGCCGGATTTGCCCTGTGCTTTGTGCAACTGTTTCAGATCAGAATCTTTATCATCAGTATACCGTATAATTCCTTGACTTGAAAGTATTGCAGACAATGCGACCATTGCCGTTCCATTCACAGCTCTGCCAAACGCTTTTGCTGCGCTGCGCTGTTCTTGGATTGTAGCATTTTCCCCTTTAGCCATTACATCGAAAATCTTTGCAGTTGCCGGTATAACAGCCAATGGGTTTAAGTCAAGTTCTGTTTTTACAACATTAGCAGGAACCTGTGCAAATGGCAGGATATCATCTCCAAGACCATAAGAGCCGCCCTGTTTGTCCTTAACGCTTGCAATCTTATTGAGAGAATTGCGAAGGTCTTTTGCGATGTCACCTGTCTTGCTTTCATTCTGAAGCGTTCTGTACCTGGCTTCTTCTTTTGCAAGGTCAAGTGCTTCTTTCTGATTCATACCGATTCGTTCAAGACCGGCAGCGGTTTCTGCTTCTATGCCGCCTTTTGCAAGCTGGTCAGTAGTCTTTAACTGATAACCCTGATTCCGTTCAAGTGAAGACAGGAACCTTTCAATGAAGTTGTTTGCGTTTGCCTTAAATGTCCTGCCCTTGATTTCATTGTAGGCATAGCTTGCTTGTTCTGCTTCTGCATCAAGAGATACTTCAAGCCATGACTTCAATCCTGCTTCAATGGAACCTTTTATCGCTTCAGGGGAAAGTGATCTGTCAAATGCTGTGGTTTTCTTCCCTGTTGCAAGACTCATTAATGCGTCAGCAGGAATGCTTGCATTGTTAGATACAGCATCAATAAATGTGCCAAAGACAGTATTAGCACCTACGTTGCGGCTTGCTGTTGCAGGATTGCTCAGCATATTCATGTAACGGACAGCTTTCAGCTTGTTGATTATGCCAGGGTTAATGTAATCAGAAGCAATAGAACGTGTCTGCGTTGTAGCTAGATTACGCAACCATTCCATCCCACCGTCCATTTTGCTGACGGCCTCAAGAGCCTTGTGCATCATATCGCCTTTAGGATCAAACAGAGGTTTTGTTTTCCTTGTATTTGCCAAATCAGATATAAGGGATATCATGCCGGAAACGTCATCATTGCTGATGTTTTCAAGACGCTGACTGTAATCCTCAACAGACTTCATTACTTCTGTCTTCTGTTCAGGACTTACGCTTCTGAGTTTACCTTTGCTGTCTTCACCAAAAAGAACAGATGCTGCTTCAGAAACAATCTCATCAGATGTGCCGGAGAAGTTCTGCCTCTGCCGCAACGCTTGACCGGATGCAGTTCCTTGTGCATTGTATGCGTCTCTTAATTCAGCAATCCTTTTATATGCTTCGTCCTGTTCAACACCTTCAAGATTTCTTGCGGTTGCAAGTTCCTGATTAATTATCTTTTGGGCAGTTCTAACATCAACATCATCCCAAGAAGCAGGATCACGTGAGAGTAAATCACTTCTTGCATCTTCAGACCCACCAATGAGACGCTTATTGGCAAACTCTTCTACTTCTGCATCATGGTGCTGTGTATGAGTGTCATTCTCAGGATTCAGTTCAGGCCTTGCAGCTTCTTCTTCTGTGTACTGATCGTGAATGTTGCTTTGTGTTGGAACTTGATCCCCGGTAAATACTTCTCCAGTTCCTGCGTCTTGCTCTGTTGCAGGCGCAGTTTCTACAGGAGTAGCCGTATTTTCTTCGAGGTTCGAGTTTAACTTTTTTTCTTCGTTAAGGGGTATATTTTCATCGTCTAATGTTTCCTGCGATTCTGGCGCAATCTGAGAGGGTTTTTCTTGAACGGTATTCTGAGCAGGATTCTGCATCTCAATGTTGTTTTCAGCGTTTACCTGTTCAGGTGCTATTGAGTTGAGCAGAGCATTGTTCCTTGCGTTAATAGCTTTAGTCGCAAGTCCCTGTGCGCCGCCAAGGAAGAGAGAAGTAACAGCAGCACCTTTTGCTTCTTCTTTTATTCTCTCCGGGTCAATTACGGCATTATTCTCACCGTAAAACGGCAAGTTAGGAGAAACGCTATGAAGTGGAGTTTCCTGATAAGTAGACTTCAGTCCTGATTCAAGTATGCCTTGAAGAACTTCCTCTCCGACTTCATTCGCAGCCGACTTTGCTATTTTCAGAATTGTGCTTTTATCTCCTGCTTCGATTGCTTTCCGAAGCTGTTCAGGAAGTTTCTGCAAACCACCAAGCGTTTCGTCAGAACCGCCGACTTCTACTATTGCTGCCGGTGCCGCATAAAAAAGAGAATACAATGCGGCTTCAGATTCAGACGCTCCATCGGCAATAGCTTCGTCATAAGCGTGTCCTGCTTCCTGTGCAAAAGAAACCTGAAAGCTTGGGTTAGAAGCCATTTCTCTCATTGCCTGATTAATAGCATTAGTGTAATATCCGAAGTTTGTACCGGATAGTTCGGCAGCAGATAAAGACTGTAGTCCTTGTGTTGTCATGCCAGCAGCAGAGCCGCCGCCAGTCGCAAGAGCAATTATAGTAGCAGGAGCGGCAGCTACAAGCATAGTGCCGTATTTGTTTGCTGCTTCGCCTGCCTTGCCAAGTTCTTTTGCGTTCTGTGCATAATACTCAGCTTCTTTCTTGTTCGTGTCACGAACCCAGTCAGCGCCGGCAGAGATAAGGTTCTTTTCTCCGAGAGGTGTACCGCTGTCTCCAATGCCTAAATTGTCGAGAGTAACATTTGCAAGAGTATGAAGTTCCTGTGAAAAGCCGCCAAATAGGTCGTCCATCAAAGACGTAACGCCTTGAACAACAACACCGGAGCCCTGTTCAAGATCACCGAAAAGAAGTTTACCAATCTTTCCGGCCTTCTCGCGGTTGTTATTCTTGACTTCTTCTGTCGGTTCAATCTCGGATATGGGCTTTCCATTATCCCATTTAGGGGAATAAGCATCCTTCTGATCTTCCTGCTTCAGGAAAGCATCACTGTACTCTATTGGTTTATTCTCTAAAAAAGGATTGCTCCTAACTATTTCAGGCTGTTTTTGGGCAGATTCCTTTATAAAGTCAGGGTTCCAGAGTTCCATTGTAGAATCTTTGTCTCGAGTAGAATCTTCGTCTTGATTGCGCTGAGAGAATGTTGACGGTTGAGAGCTGAGAGCCTGAGACCATGCTTCTTCTTGGCTATCAATGCTTCTGCTAACAGGCGCAGCCTTTGTGGGCTGCGCCTCTCGTTCGTCAAGCATATCTAAAAGATAGTTTTTTTTAGCCATTCCCTATCTCCTTTAGTTATACCACTTTTTCAAATATTGATCGTATTGACCATTTGTATTAGCTTTCTGCATCGCAGCATAAGTCTGAGGCCCCGCCATGCCGTCTGCACGGATTCCTAACTGCCTTTGAATATTTGCAACTGTCCCGCTACTGTAGTATCCTTGCGGTGTTCCACCACGCCTGCTTGATTGCTCTTGCTCCATAGAATCCAAAACATCAGGTGGATACTTTCCGGTCATCTTAAAGTATTCGTCTGCTGAAATTCTTCCAAGAGTATATGCAAGCTGTGGATTCTGAAGATCCCAAGAACGCTGCATTTCTGCTGCGGCAGTATCGCCATACAAAGTCTTATACAAACTGAAGTCACCATATGCCGCAAGCTGTTTAGCCTCATTCTGCATTCTGTCATACTGTTGTCCGTATTCATTCAACAATGCAGCTGCTCTCTGCGTATCATTCTTTGCGAGGGCATCTGCTACGTCCGCATCATACTGCTCTTTCATTGTGAGCATATTGCGGTTTGCTTCATTCAATGCTTGATTCTCAGCTTTCTGCAAGCCAGCCTGATTCATCTGATTTATAGCAGAAGAAGCTAACTGCATCTGTGAACCGGCACCTGTATTCAAACCATTGGCGGCTGCCTGCAAGTTGTTGTTCCGTCTCTGCCGTTCATACTCTGCACCAACAGCGTTCCTGCTCTCCTGATACTTAGGAGTAATCTTGTCATACGCTGCCTGTGCATCAGCCATAGTTCTGTTGTGTGCAGTTTCAAGCTGTCTGACAGCATTGTCTCTCTGCTGATCATACATCTGATTGATCTGATCAACTCTGCCTGTGTTGTAGTTGTCGAGAGTGGTATTGCCTGTGGTGTATGGAGTAGTCGCAGGAGTTGTGGTTGCAGCAGGAGTTGTTTCTGTTGCGGTTTCAGCTACAGGAGCAGTAGATTCGTTATAAAGCTTTTCAGTTTCTGTTGCCATAATTACGCCCCCTTAATTGAGGATGAGGATGTTGACATTTACAGCAGATGACGGTGCTGTTCTGCATTTGAATGTCAGAGAGTTGGTTGCCTGAGAGATAACTCTAATATCGTTATTGCTCCATGTAGAATGAGAAGTATCATCTACGCCAGCTGTCGCAATTACAACATTGGAAGAAGTAACCCCCTGTACTGTGACCGTCTGCTGATTGTTTGACCACCCATCAGATGCAAGTGTTGCAGTTGTAGCAATGTGTGTTGTCTTTCCTGCTACGGAATTGAGAATAGTCTGCACAGCCGAAGCAAGCTTATCCATTGTGATTGCTCCGTCTCTGACAACAGAAGTGTCAACAGCTTCAAAACCTATAGAGTTGGACAGCTTTGACAATGTTACTGTGCCGTCAGTAATCGCAGAACCGTTAAGCTTCTGTGTAACACCGATACCGGCAGCTGCACTGTCAAGTGCCGCCTCTACTTCAGGAACATGAGTGCTGTTGAAGTACTCCTTGAACGTCATGCCAAATTCATCAAATTTGGTTTTAAGTCCGGTAGGAGAGAGAGGTGGATTGCCGTTGTCATTCGGTTGGTTATCAAGTTCCCTGATGATACTGTCGGTGCCGTTAAATCTTGTTAATGCCATTTAGCACTCCTTTACTTGACGTATCCGGTTTCACGAATCTTCGGGTCAGCCGAAAGAATGATAGCGGATGTGTACAAGTCTTTGCTTCTGAATATTATTTTAAGAAATGCGAATTTCTTTGCCTTTATTTTTAACTTCTTCACCTGCGGTTTGTAGTTGGTGCTGAAGCTAAAATCTTCAAAGTCCATGTGTTCAAATGTCGCAAGCCTGCTCTCGATTGTCTTCTCAGTGAACTCTGACTTCTTATCTGTCTGAACTGTGATTACAACTTTGGAATGTGCCTGCGGTTTCATTGATACCCAAATCTCACTCATGAACTTGCGTAAGTAATTCTTACCGAAGTCAAGAGAACCGGATTCCCACACGCAGTCAATCACTTCACCATCATCATTCAGATACTCTTCAGACAACTCACAGATTCTGCCATCGTCCGTTCCAAACAGAAGTTTGTCTTCAGCGTTGCACATGGAGTGTATGTTTAGACCTGTGTAGTAATACCAGGCATCAGCAGGATAGTTGTAAACAAGAGCCTCATTGCCATAGCAAATGTAATACTCCTGCCCAGGATTATCGTCATAGCAGTAGCACTCTGAAGCTTCAAAGCTTTCCAATGTCGCATAGACTCTGTCAGAGATTCGGATTGCGTTACGTTCATCTGAAGACAGGTTAGCAGAGTATCTGCTGTTGCTTCTCCATTCGTACAGGTCATGCCCAAACAAACTGAAAGGAGAGTTAAGTACCAACCGCACCTGCCCTAACGCAGCGTTTCCTATCTCCCTGTTGACAGGAGTTACATAGAACGCATACTCCTGATCTCCTGTGGCTGTTGTGATTAAGCCAAAGTGAATTGCATAACAGGAAGTTGTCTTGAAGCAAATCAACTGTGAGTAGTGCCTGATCATAGCCGTAATAGGAGTGTTGGAATCTGCAACGGCAATCTCATTCAGATCAGGGAAGTAGTCTGCTCTTGGTTGACCCCAATAGTCCACACCGGAGTAGATTGCTTTATTGGTTCCGTTTCCGTAGAGGATAACAGCATTGTCCTGTGAGCCGAGAAACAGTTCAGCGTTTGTCATCCTGCATACGTCAGGACGATAAGTCGATACAGCCTGGTATCCTATCTCGATTGTACTTGTTCCGCTTTCAGGAGCGGTGTCAAATGTGACCGTTCCTGCGAACCTGTCAAACGAATAATCTTCGGGATCAACATAAGAACCGTCTGCATTCAGTTTCACATAGTCAACAGAAACAAGGTCTGTCTCCGGCAGCTGAAACACAGTAGAAGTTCCGTCAGGGGAGAACCATACTCTGCGGTATCCGTTCAGCTTGTTCACTTCTTCAAGAAGTGTTGACTGACTTCCGTCCGGTGTCCTTGCTGTGGCAATTAAAGGTCTGTAACCAATTACTCTTCCAAAGTTTACACCATCATAGGAGTAGTAGTCTTCACCATTCAGAATGTAAACAATGTCACTGTAAGGGAAGAAGCTGACTCTGTTTTCTGTACTGATGCCGCCAAGCATCTCAGGGTAGGGGAGCATCCCATCCCTGTAGTACATCCACATCACATTGCCTGATGCTGCCAGGCCAACTTTCATACCCTTGACATTACCAAACCACATTCCGGCAATAGGAGCTTTTGAATGAAGATCAAAAAGCGTTTTGGAGCCGGGTCTTTTCATGAGGTTTCTGTCTCTTGTGACTTTCCAATTCTGACATTTGCTTGACTCGCCAAGCTTGAGTTTAGTATCTCCGGCAGGATTCTCGTTCAACCCAAGAAACTTGTCTATGCGATATACACTCTCATTGTTTGTGGCTTTGATTGTAGCCATTCAATCACCCCCACTGTGCCATATCATTGTATGGATAGTAGTTGTGATAGTTCCCTTCATCGTCATAGTAACCACCGTATACATCAACGATTGGTTCACTCTCAGCAGGCATACCCCTTGCAAGCTGTGCCTTTCTATCTTCATAAATCTGCCAATGGAGAGAAGCCATAGACGGATTTTCGTCAGCAAACAGCAAGCCTGCAAGTCCTTCCGGCAGAACACTCCGGCAGATGTAATCGTCAAGTTCTATGTATTCTTCAAAATCTGTGAGGTAAGAGACTATCGGTCTCTTGCCTTTCTGTGTGATTCTGTATGTGTCTGAATACGGATATAACTCAGGGATCAGCGTGTTGAGAATCTGCAATGTCCTGTATCTGTATTCATTGTTGTCGGCAATTCTATATCTGCCGGATTCGTCCTGGTTATCTGTAAGAGCTATCGTAAGCTCTAATACCATTTCAGGAGTCGTTGCCATAATCAGCCTCCGCTTTAGTCAGATCTTCAAAGAACCCAAGCTTTGTAAGATACTGATTGAATGTCATCTTCGGAATGATGTACTCTGTGCCGCCCTCTTTCTTGAGTCTGAGCATTGTCTTCGTAATAAACTGCGTGTCTATCCCACCATCATTGACAATGGGGAGTACTGCTCTGTTGTAGTATTCCTGTATCTTGTTCCAATTTGCCTCATTTTCAGACGGCAGATTTACTTTTGCTTCTTCGTACTGCCAATATATCCTGCACAAAGCATATGCGACATGATCTCTGATTAAGCCTTTGTTTACACGTCTTGACTGCAGTTCTTCTGCCGCCCATGCCATGTTCTCGACAAAGTCTCTCCAGCCGTATCCACACTTGTATCCGTTTGAATCTCCACGGACAAGGGAAGTGTTGCAGTTTTCCCACATATAAATTACCTGTGGAATATACGATGTGTTGTCAGTAAGGTTCTTCAAAACACAGTGGAAACCTACGTCCTCATTGCCTCTTGTGAGATTGAAACGGAGAAGGAACCTGTCTATTGTTCTGCGTTTGTACATCTTCGCATGGCACCATATCCAATTCTCTTTGTGCATAACGAATGTGCCTTGCGGTGTTTCCTCAATGAAGTCACCCATGACAACATCATAGTCACCCTTCTTCATCTCACGAAGCAGCATCTTCACCGCAACAGGAGAGGCAAGAGTATCATCAGCGTCAAGGAACATGAAGTAGTCTCCGTCAGTGTAATCAATTCCTGTCTGCCTTGCCTGTCCGCATCCTGCGTTCTCCGTCTTGTTGACGAGCTGCACATCCATCACGTTGTTCCAATATTCCGCAATAGGTTCATATCCTTGTTCAGAAGCGTCATTGACAATCGTGACTGTGAATGTGTCTCCGTCATCAAGTTTCTGCATTGCCGCTGAAGCTAATGCTCTGTTGATTGTTTCATGGCAATTGTAGGCCGGAATAATAATATCTACTTTCATGTTAAAACCTTTCTGTAAGAATTAAGGGAGATGGGGAATACCCATCCCCCTTAACGGTTAATGGATTATCGTGTGATTTCCAGCTCCTGCTCACGTCCATACTGAACGGTTGCGTTCGCAGTGTAGGCAATTGCACGGATTTCGGTTGCAGTTGCACCAGCAGTAGCATTGATAGATACGTTGGCGTTGGTCTCAATGGCCGTGCCGGAAGAACGAGGATCAGTACCATCAATGGTGTAGAAGATCTTATCGAATCCGGTGCCAGCGATTGTGCCGGTGTTGGAAGTAGTGTTGAAAGCGATGGTCACGTTCGGAGCAACGATAGAAGCATTGGAAGTGACAACGCAGACAGCATCTGCAACAGCGTCAAGTACGAATGCGTCATACATCATACGGAATTCAACAAGGTTGCCGGAGATTCCCGGAGGATCCTGATGAATGTTGTACTCAAACAGTTTCTTCGGACGCAGGATAGCTTTCTTCTGAGTGATGAGCATATCAACGTCAGCAGGAAGATACTTGTCAGGGATGGGTTTAATATCAACTCCATCAATCTCACCGACTTTGCCCTTAACGAGGGCACCGTTTGCCAGCTTGTCAGTGTAGATGAACTGAGGAGCCTGCTTGAGCAGTTTGTACTTGCTGTTCTTGATAACACAGGTACGGCCTGTCTCAGGAACTGCACGGTTGTCAAGGCACTCAACAGCATCGTTGAAAGCTGCGATTGCGGTATTGGCCGTCATAGCGTTTGCGAGAACAACCTTGGAGCCTGCACCGGCAACCCACTTCTTGAGGGCATACTTATCAACCATCGGGATGACCACTTCGTTGGTCTGACGGTTAGCGGACTGATTTGCACCCTTGATGTTGAACTGCTCAAGCTGATTGCCCTTGTCAATCGTCCAGGTAGCGGACTTGTCCTGAGTCATCTCAAGTTCGTACTGACGGTCAGTCAGTTCAGCAGGAGTGCCGTAACGAGAACTGCCGGAACGAGTATAATCGTGCATCGGAGCAGTATCTACGTTGTAGATCTTAATCTTTTTTACACCTTCAAACTCATAGGCATTGCCAGCCATAGATTCGGTGTAGGAATTGAAATGGAATCTTTCGTCAATTTTTTTGCTGACTTTATCAGCGAGATGGACAGTTGCCATAATTATCTCCTTTTAGGAGAGTCAATCTTAGAAGTCATCGTCAAAGCCGTCCAGCATCGGATCGACAGTTGCCTTACCTTTGCCAATCGTCTTGCGAGAGCCGGTTGACCTCTCCTTATTCTTTTGATTATTTTTTAGTATTTTGATTTCGCTCTCTTTCTGATTAAGTCTCCATGCAAGGTAGGGAGCGGTAAGCTGTCCGGTTGCCTCAAATTCGTTCTGAACTTCAACAGGAAGGTCTTCCCATTTCGGTACATTCTCCTTGGGAAATACTTTTCTAAAAGTTGCTACAAAGGATTTAGCCTCTGCCTCTTTCGGATTTCCCTTCGGTTCTTCTGCCTTTTGTTCAGTTTCTTTAGGCGGCACCTTCGTCTTATACTGTGCCTCTCTGTTTGCCTTAACCTTTGCGAGAGCGTCTTCCTTGGTAAGAGTTCTGCCGTTTTCAGCTTCATTCTTCACAAGGAGCGTTGCGTTGGTATCATCCATGAGATCCTCAACGCTGTCGAACTTTCCCTTAATCGAATTTAGGAACTCCGCATACATCTCATACTTCGGATAATTTGCTTTCATCGCATCACGTTCGGTTCTGATTCTGTCATAGTCAAGTCCTTTGTTGACATACGGAACCATCTCTTCCGGTGTAAGCGTGATAGGATCATCATCTAAATGTGTGAAAGTATAGGTCTTCTGACTGGTCTTGTCAGTTTCCTCAACGTGTTCCTGTTCCGTTTCGGAATCGTCCGGTTTCTCCGCTTCTTCTGAATCTTCTTCTTCAGCCTGGTCTGTACTTTCGGATTCGTCTTCATCTTCTGCGGACTCTCCCTCAGTTTCTGTTTTTTCTTCTTCCTCTGTGTATTCGTTGAAGTCCATAGGATCGTCATCCCATCCTTCAAACAGGCCGTCACCTAACGAATCAACATTGTCATCAGAAATTTCAGTTACCAAGGTTTCGTTTTCGTTATCCATATATATCCTTTCCGCTGTTGGTCTACAGCTTCAAAAGTTAACTAAATTAAACAGTTTTTACCTTGTACAGTGTCTTAATGTCATTCTCAATCACTGCTATTGATTTCTCTATGTTTCCCAACTTGCCTGCATAGCCATTGTGAATATCAAGCTTTTCCTCTATGCGGTTAAGCCTGTTCTCCAAGTTGGCTTCTTTCCTCGCTTCTTCTGCCGCCCTCTCAGCGTCCTTCTTCTCTGCATCTTCCTGCCGCTTTATCCGGTTGTTCCTGTTAATAAGCAACTGACAGATGATAGAACCGAACGCCATAATTAAGGCGGTTATGATTGTGTCATTCATTTGGCTCGCCTGCCCTTTCTGGGTCTATGCCCTGTAGTTCGTTGATAGCCTCCCAGATAGTTTCAAGTTCGTGCCGAATAGCTTCCACATCTGCATGATATTGTTCAGACAGAACATCATTTACTGCTTCGTCAAATGTCATAGCAACACCTCACTGGAATATCATTTGCCAGACGTCGCCGTCAGCAACGCCGTCCATTGGCAAACCGATAGTTTCTTTCAGCTCGTTCACAGCCATCTCTGTTCTCGGGCCGAAGTCGCCATCGGGGATGCCGCAGTCAATGCCCATGTCCTGAAGTCCTGTCTGCATCATAAAAACATCTCTGCCAAGGTCACCCTTGCGAAGGACTCTTACTGTAATATCTACGCTATCAGTAGACGGAGTAGGGGGTGGCACAGGAGTATCACCGGAAAACTCTTTGTCATACTCTTTTGCCTTTGCGAACCTGTCATCAATGTTGTTGTAAGCAGGCCGCTCATATTCTTTGCATATCCGTGCAGTTGCCGTGTACAGATCACAGTCACCGCACAAATAATCGTAAAGCTGCCTGAAATCTCTTTTCAGTTCTGCTACACAGAACAGGCACTGTGCCATTTCATCAGCAACAGATATGCCTTGCTCAACTGTACGTTTCCACAGTTCTTCTTTTCTTGACCAAAACGTCCACTGACAAAGTCCGTACCCGAATGCGTCTCTTGAAAACTGATAGCAGCTGATTAATCCTTTGTTTACTGCATTCGTATATTCTTCATCTGACATGGTGCATCTGTTCTCTACGTTGTCACTCTTCAGGAGTGACTCACAGTACATATTGCCCATCATGGCACAGGCACCGGCGTGAGACAAACCACCCTGTTTCAGATATTCATAAATTGATTTCGCACTCATCGTTGTTCTCCTTTTGCTCGTCAATCAGTTCATTGACAAACACATCTAACTCATCTGCGGTTATCATCTTTTAATGCTCCAATCAGAATAAGCGTAACTATAGTTGCAAGTTCTATTACATGGAAAGAAAGTGAAGCAATCACTTGTAAAAGCGGTACTTCTATCATCTTGCATTCCTCATAGCTGCAAATCCGGGATAACCGGAGCCACCGCTTGCATTGCCGCCATGACCGGATTCAGAATAAGTTACAGAAGAGTTGCCCCATGCAGCACCGCCACCGCCACCGGCACCCCAATAGTTTCCATTGTCACCATTGTTAGCTGTTCCCACATTGGAAGAACCGCCATTACCGCCATTCCTTATGCCACCGTTACCGGGTGGAGTTATATCAGGAGTAACACCATCTGTCATAGTGTTGCCGCCTCTGCCACCGCCTGCACCGACAAGGTAATTGTTTCCGTTTATACCAACTGCGGCAGAATCGTCAAAGCAGTAACCGCCATTAACTCCTGACCCGGATTGGCTGTATCCTGCGTCATTTGACTTGTATGTGCCAATACTTGTAATAGTGCCGATTGATACAGGCACAGAACCTTCAAGATTAACAAGTGAATGTTTCTTGCGTGTACCGCCTGCACCGCCTGTACCACCGTCTACTTTTGAACACCAATAAAGGTAACGCCCTTCTGCGGTAGACCACTGAGACGATACGTTATAATAACCATTGCCGCCGCTGTTTCCTTTTCCGAGCAGGAACAGATCAACAGCCGTTTGGCTTGTGAAGTTAAGAGTTCCGTTCTTCTTCGCATAGAACTCCCAATTAGAACCATTAGCGTCTCTGTAGTAGTAGTAATCGTTAGTGCTTGTTGTCTCAGTAGAGTCTGTAAATGTATAGGTTGTGCTTCCTACTGTGAATGTGAAGTCAGGCCTTGAAAGAATTATCGTTACAGGGAAACTGTTATCGTAAGAAGAAACGTCAACAGTTCTGCTTGAAGAATAGCCATCCAGGGAAGATTCTACACTCCACTCTCCAAGGCCGCCTGCCGGTACTGTTAGATTGCAGATACCGTTTGCATCAGCTGTTCCTGTCAGAGATGTCTGTCCTGTTTTTGCAGCGGTAACACTTGCAGACGGAGATGTAGTAACAACAATGATCGCAGTATAAGTAAATGTGACCGTGTAGCTTTCTCCGAAGCTTATTATTTCTACATCTGAAGTCTTTTCAAGGTCATCGTACACACAGACTATATGCCATGTGCCGATAATCGGTGCTTCAATGGTGCAAGTGCCTGTGCCTGTCAGTTCCAATCCCTGACATGATGCGGTGATGCTTGCTCCGCTGGGGGCAGTGACGCTTAAATACGCCACGCCCCCTTGAGAAAGATTGAAAATCATTTATCGTTCGGAGCCTCAGGAAGTCCGGTTGCTATGCTTGTGAGAATTGACAGGATACCGGCAAGTAGTGCGGAGCTGCCTACCATCAGCCAATTAACTTCCTGCAATACAGCAGCCGTTGAAATAGAAGCAATAGCAGCCTGGCAAACTGTTCTCAATGCTCTCCAGCCTGCCGCAATCCAAAATTCTTTAGTCATAGCATTTAGTCTCCTTTATTCTCTAAACATTGTTTGTAGCATACGAACTTCTTTTTCGTGTTCGATCTGCTCTTCGTGTAGGTAGTTGTACAACTCCATCATACCTTCCGGTACTTGTACTCCTGATTGTCTGATTTCTTCTATGATCTTTACAACGGAGTTATGAAGCTGATTCATGTGCTTCAATTCTTCCAGACTCAATGAGTAGAATGTCTCTGCAAGCATTGGCCTGTCTTCTTTATGATTGAGGGCACATCTTGCATACTTCTCTGCATCGTTGAGTTCTTCCTCAATCATTTTAGAAAGCTTTTTGATTATCTGCATATTCTCACCTCATAGTAGGGGGGATTGCTCCCCCCATTATCAGGTGCCTACGGCAGCGGCTGCTGCCGGGGGATATGCAACGAACCGACCAAGAGCATTGAGGATGTACTGACTCTGAGCCGCATTGCTGAGATCGTTCTGAACATTGCGGTACTGATTCTCAAGAGCATCGTACTTATCCTGAAGCATCTGCGTCTTAATCGAGCAGCAGCACTGCTCCATCTGATAACCAAGACTGTCAATCTTGCTGCCAATCTGATTGAATCCCTGAATGGCATTAATCAGGTTAGTGTTGTTCTGCTGGAGCATTGCCATTGTCTGATCCTGAATCAGACGAGCAGTTTCATAGTTGTTGCCTGCACTTGACAGGAGTATGTCTCGCAGGCCTGTCTGTACGCTCTGATTATCCAGTGCCGACTGCACATAATCAGTTGTTGCTACGTTTGGTCTGCCGCCTCCGCCAAAGCCAAGACCGCCACCAAACAGGATTGCGATGATCAAAAAAGCACCAAGCCAATCTGATCCAAAGACGGAGCCACCGTTAGAGTTCATGATTTATACCTCGTTTTAATATTATTTATATCAAGCTGACATTCCGGACTGCCTGCCGATATATCAAGGTTAGGCTCCTCTACTCCATCTTCACTTTTACTTGTTAATCATTGGATTTACGAACTGGTCAATCTGTTTCGTTACGTCATCAATGTTTACACCCTTCTGCTGTGCAAGCTGCTGTGCTGAACCCATAAGATCATTTAGGTCAACCTTTTTTAACTGAGGGTGAGTGTTGGCAAGATTAGAAATGAAGTCTTGCGGAGACTCACCCCTCAGTGCCGCACCAACTGCCTGCATAAGAATTGATGTACCACCACCGTTCCCAGTGAGCATATTCAGTAAACTGTTCATGCTGTCCTCCTTAACCTATCATGGCTTTTAATTCAGCCTTGAAGTCCTCAAGGTCTTTCTTGGTAACATACGCTGACGTTTGTTCCTGTTCTGTCTCTAAAGTGAATCGCCCTATAGCTATAGGAAAGGCCATTCCATTGGCGTCCTTTTTGACAGAGTAGAAAACGTCTTCGTTGTTGTCCATGAGGATTGCGGAGGCATTGGGCGGCATTTTCTGCAAGTAAGCTTTAGCACCGTCTAAACCTATGACGGTATGGATGGTTTCAGGCTCAGATGCTACTGAAGGATTCATTGCCGGCTGTATAGGGGAATACTGCCAGTTCTGATTCCCTTGCAATGAAGCAATCTGATTCTGAACCTGTTGGAGCTGTTGGTTATAAGCGCCCATGTTCGGATAAGTGTTCATTGTGTGTCCTTTCTAAAATGTGTGTCCTTTCTAAAATATTAAATTGTCATTTAAATTGTGCGAAAGATCAGATATTCATCTCATTCCAAGCCTTTATTGCTCTACGCTTGAAATACTTTGTCTTACCACACCAATTGCAACGGTCACACATACACATATATTTTGGGAATATTATTGTTGGTAAAACCTTAAACAAGATTATCCTCTTGCTTTTGCAATTTGGGCATGGTTTTGCGTACATCAGTTTACCGAAAAGTCCTATAAACATTTTACTGACTTAAAGTTTCCTTTAAGTAGTTGCAGGAATATCGTAAGACAACTGCGTTAACCATCCAGTTACACGCTTTGCCATGTAATCTTTCCCTGCCGTGTTTGGATGTGTTTTATCGGTAAACAGCAAAGCTCTTTGTGTTGCGTTACTCGGATTCATTCCGCTTTCACGGTACATATCGAGAACAGGGATAGAGTAATATCCGCATACTTCTTTGATAATGTCGGCATAGTCTCCAAGAGTAAGTCCATATTTATTCTTACTGAATGGTGTAGTATCGACATCATCAGGCGTGTATGTTCCACCGTCACCGTCATCAAATGGTTGCGCTCTTTTGATCGGAGTAGTGAAGAAGATCACTTTGTCAGGGTATTTGGTAATCAATCCATTGCATAGTGTTTTCAATGCACCGTAGAAAGTTGTGTTGGATGTGCCATCATCAGGATCATCAATATCCCCGACAGGACTCCACGCATACATCCAGTCATTAGTTCCGGCAGAAACAGCAATTATATCGGCTGAATCTGACATAGATGAATATCGTGCAACAACCGCATCTCTTCCGTCTGTTCCGTCACCTTTAAGGGCAATTGTTGAGCCGCTTATGCCGTATTCGTTCTCCGTCATCCCAAGAGCCGTGCAAACTCTGTCATCGAAGTCTCCACCACTCACGATGGAATCACCAATCCAGTTGATTGTTTTGCCGTTAGTCCAGTAACGCGTTGGAAAACTGGAGTTGATTATTTCAAGCCAATCTGTCCACCCTGTTGATATCTTATAGCGATAATAAATTCTTGCTTCAGAAGTGTCGGACGGTTGAACAAAAATCAATTGCACACTTCGTGCATTACCACCAGTAGTAGTAATCAAATTCAGCAATTGAAATGTTTTCCCTGAAGTAAATGTCGGCTCGTCACTTGGATGCCCTGATGTTGGCCATTGGAAAAAGCCTTGAAGTGTAGTGTCATTAATACTTGTTACTTTTGAATTTGATCTCGGCATTATGGCTGTGCCTATAGAAGATTCTAAATCGTTTAGCCAAGTATTAACCATATAGCCTTTATATGCGTAATAGTTCGCATTCTTCGAAAGACGGTTATTGACAATAAGATAAGCTGCATTTGTGGGTGCTGTTATCGCACCATTTATAAGCGAATTTGTTCCACCTCTTTCAATGCCTTTCTTTTCGGAGTTCGCCCATCCGTAAGCTGCTTTTGTTGTTGCACCACCATAAGCGTTTATAGTGAATATATCACCGGGAGAACACGGCACAACAAGGCAAACATAGTCGGAATCTGACACAACAGAATCTACATAGTCGAGCGTAGTGCCATCGTCATATACTGGTCTTCTGCCATCTTCAAACTGGAGTTCTGTGTTTCCGCTGATTTGAGTTAAGGCACTCTTTAAGTTACCAACTGCAGCAGCATCAGCAGCCTTGCCGGAGACAGAAAGTGTGGTATCAGTGGTGAATGTAGCCGCACTCTCAGCTGCATCACTTGCACTTCCTGCTGCGGCCGTTGCACTGTCAGCAGCTTTGCTGGCGTAATACTCAGCATTGTTGTGGTAATACGGAGAACCGCTTGCTACTGCTGTTCCGTTCTGCTCACCAACAGCGAACCCTTCGGCCTTGAGAGCATTCGTGCTTGCAGAAGTAGCTGACCCGGAAGCACTGTTTGCGGAACCGCTTGCGGCAGTTGCGCTGTTGCTTGCATTTGTGGCATAGCCAGAGGCTGCTGAAGCATAACCGGAAGCATCAGAAGCAGAACCACTTGCCGATGTTGCGAAAGACTCTGCATCGCTTGCACTCGATGAAGCGGAGTCTTTGTATCCTTCCGCTAATGTGGCTGATTCACCTGCTGCCGAAGCAAAGTCACTTGCACTTTCTGATGACGAAGCAGCTTCTTCAGCTTTGCTCGTTGCTGTTGCTTCACTATTCGCAGCACCTGTTGCCGCCAATTCAGCAGCCGCCTGTGCTGTTTCTGCTTTACCCTGTGCCGTCTCCGCTTTGCCCTGTGCTGTTTCCGCAGCTGTCTTGGCAGTTCCTGCGTTTGTTGCGGCTGTAGACGCTACTCCTGCAAAATACTGTGCGTTTATTGTCGCATAAGTTTGGCTTGGATCTCCGTCCTGAGTGCCTACAGCGTAACCTTCAGCTTTAAGGGCACTTTCCTCACTCTCATCTGTAAGTTCATCGAGGTAATCAAGTGCTTCCTTGATGCCGTCAAATGTTGTTACTGTGCCATCGCTCTCAGTAATCTGAAGACGGCCTCTGTATGTTCCAAGTTCAGAGAACTCTACAGATTCAATTCCGTTTCCCTTCAGATCAGAGAACTTCAGGTTGAGTGCCCTTGTGTCTCCGCTTCCGCTGAGAGAAGCTTCAACAGATGCTGTTCCGAAATCATCTGCATCGTCATTGTCTACGTTAACGCTTCTGATGGCATAGTCTTCCAAAGTCTGTGCTGCTGTTGCAACATCCTCTGCATAACCCAACATCTGATCCACAAGATCAGTTGTCGGTGTACCAACATTAGAAGCTTCTTCAACTTCTGTTCCGTCAAGAATCTCGCCGGCAGAACACCATACTGTAGGAATAACAACCTGTGTATCTGCTCCGTAGACACCAATAATCAGATTAACTCCTGCTGTTTCAAGGCACTCATACGGAACGGTAATCTGATCGTTCAGAACCAAAACGTCCAAACACACAGAGCCTGCTCTGCATACAGCCGTCTTGCCAAGTCCTGCCCACTCATCGGTAAATGAGAACTTTACAACAGGCAGATTCTGCATCCCGGCTGTCAGCGTTGTGGTCTGAACAAGTGTTGCGTCAGCCTGCGATACTGCTATTTTTATTGTTGGAGTTGACATTCAAATCACCTCATAAGATTTCCGGTGGTACTTCACCGGTTCTTGCTATTGCTCTCTGCATTGCTCCGTTTCCGCTTCCTGTAGGAATCTCCATCTGCCCTTCAACCTGTTCTGCCATTTCCTGCGGAACCAATGCCTCTGCACCTTCCGGTTCAGGAGCCGTAGGAGCAGGATTTGGATTGATAGGAGCGGACAAACCCTGTGCGTCTTCTCTTGCTCTGACTGCCGCCAGCAGTTCACCCTTCTTCGGCATGAAGTCTTCAGGCAATCTGTCAAGATACTCAGAAGTAAGGATTCTGCCGTTCATCAGCAGATTATCCATCGTCTGAATTGCTGCCGTCTCTGACCAATAGGTAGAAGCACCTACGTCAAGCTTCAAAGTAAACGGATGATTGTCAAGCTGCGAGAAGTCAAACATGACCTGTACTGTCTCAGGAACAGGCTGGCCTACAAACTTGTAAGCATCTGCTTCCATAACAGTAGGAGCTACCAACACAGGACGAACACCGTAGTTTGCCGTCATAATGTCAAGGTCAATTCTGAACGATTCCTCAATGCAATCGTACAGATTCTGCTTTGTCAGTTCATGAGGCGTATTGGAAGCTCTCTGAAGAGCAATGATTGCCGAAGTGTTGTCCGGTCTTGTATCGCCCATTGCGACAGCAGTAGCACCCATGTTCTGCTCTGCCATCTGCACGGCAAGTTCCAATAGCTGAAACACCTGTGGCTGGATCGGTGCAGGATCAATGTTCTTCGCAACATTGTCTACGTTTCCTGTTACAGGAATCGCAGCACCTACTGCGTTATCCCATCTCGCAATCCTTGTCTTGTCATAGATTACTTTCCCGAATGCGGAACGCATGAAACTCAACTGAATCATCGCCCACATCTTGTTCACAAAAATCTGATTCGGAATCAGGCCGGTAATCATTGCTTCACCGTGATACGAATCTTTTATCGTATCCCAATTCAGCCAGGAGATAGGATACATATGACAGCCTGTATCCCACGGTGCTTTTATCTCACCGGACTCTGCACATTCATATGCCCAAATAGTTTCTGTCTCATCGTCACGATACAGGACGAGGAGAGTAGTGACTTTGTTATCGCCTATCTGATACTCTTTTCTGTCTACGTTCCGAATCTCCTCATCCGGGAGAATGTCCTGCCATTCTGAAGAGCCATTTTCTTTGGCTCTCTTTTTTACGTCTCTGACAAACTCTCTGCTTGAGATGATGATGTACGGCTGAGACTGAACATCTCTGTCCTGCGGATTACCGAAGAATACTCTGTCATTCTCGATAATCATTTTCTTGATAGCACCCATAACTTCGGTGCCCTCAACCCACATTCCTGTATGTACATCGGGATCCCAATACGAATACAGGCAACCGTCACCGTCTACAGCAGCGTTCCTTGCAAGAGTCCGTGCCATCTTTGGAATGTTGTTCCTCTCGCATAAGCTTTGGAACTCAGCGTTTACAACAGCTACAATCCTGTCTGCGTATTCCTTGTCCTCAATGCCTGCAGCAGCCATCTGTGTGGCAAGAACAGTAATTCTGTCACTTGTGATTGAGGAAACAATAAAGCCTACAACTCTCTTCAGGAAGTTGTACACAGGAGTAGGAAGTCCGTTTGAAATAACACCTTCCCACTGCTTGCCTATGTAAAACAGTTCGTTTGCCTGTACCGTCTCATCGAGTTTGACGTAATTGTTAAACATCAAGCCTTTCTGATACAGGTTCCACGCTATTCTCTTGTCAGGCTTGTCACTTTCACCAAACAGGTAAAGTTCTTCGTCTTTCAATTCTTATCACCCTTTTGTTTGACAGGCTGAAAATTAAGAATGTTATTCAACCCCTCGTTAAAATCCTCTTCACTCTTCCTCGCAATCTTTCCGGCTTCTGACCATTCAGCCATTGCCTCTCTTGAAGTATCCATTTCCTTGTCAATCTCCTGCACTTTGGCAGAGAGTTTGGCAAACATCTGTTCGTATACAGTCATCTTTTCATCCAGCTTGTGTATCAGCATTCTGTCTGACTTAATGCACATATACAGGTAGGAGAACCCACCAGCACACACCATCAGAAACAAAACACCGCAAAGTATATAAATATCCATCAGTACTCCTTACTTGAACAATTCAGCGTCTTCTTCCGAAACCTTAATGTTTATCTTCCTGTCCTGGTTCTCCGCAGCTTTGTCGGAGTACCCACCGTTCTCCGGCATCGCAAGTGCAGCTTTACATCCGGCAGCAGCTTTGGGATCAGTCACCATCTTACGCACCAGATCGCTCTCACGCCTGTCTCTTGCGTAATCAAAGATCTCCTGATAGTCTGACGCTTTATCTCCGGTAATGTCAGGGTCGCACAAGTCTGCTATGTCCTGTTTGCTAAGTTTCAGAAATATCCGCATTGCCGCATAGTCTGCAAACACACGTTCACTCTTACACTTGTCGAAGTATTCATCAACTTTCGTCCTTAAATACTTCGGCTCGTTGTATGTCGGCTTGCGTCCTCTTGTCTCCATGTATGACCTTTCTCAGCTTGCTAAGTAACTGGCTGTAGGCTCTCCGCCTGTCATGAAACTTTCGTAGTCTTCTCTCTTGTCCAGTTCCCAGTCTTCTTCTTCAACTTCCACAGGTTTCTCCGCATGAAGAACTCTGCTGATGATGTAATATCGGCACATATCAGGGTTATGCGTGATTTCATGAGGATCTTTCGCACAGTCATTGACATTCTTCTCATCGGCCTGTATATCCCTGATGTCAGCTATTACTTTCTCGCAAGTGTTGAATACCATGAATCCCGGAAGCATTTCCGGTGATTCTTTCTCTCTGGCTTCATACACCTTCTTAACATACTTGTCTTTCAGCGGTATGAGTGACATCGCTTCTTTCATCAGCATATGACCCTGTACCCTGTTCCTGTCCGCACTCACCATGTCGATGCCTGCATTCAGAAATGTCTCCGCTACAGACCGTCCTGAGTCCTTTGACCGTGACCATAAATCCCACGGTGCATATGTAGAAGCAATTACTTCGTTCGGAAGAGTGTTTTCCAGAATAGCTCTTGCAGCTTTGGAAGCAATCAGATCTTTCTCTTCATAGCTCCTGTATAACCAGTGCCGTCCGTCCTCATCTACTGCCCACCATCCTACTGCCAAGCAGTCAAGACCATAGTCAAATGACCTGTATCGAGGCCAGTAGTCCGGGATCTTGAACGGCTCACAGGTATGCATCCCTACCGTGAACTCCTTGAAGTAGTTCCCCCCAAGTATGTTCCAGTCACCGTACCTGTACGCTCGTCTTAAATCCTCCGGCATATTTGCCAAAGTACGCAGATATGTGGGGGATTTCTTCAGCATCACCTGATTGTCATCAACAGTGGCAAAGATGAACGTGTAGTCGTTAGGGTTCTCGTTCTCTTCAGGATTCTCGCAGTTCGTCTTGTACTGCTTGTCGATGAATAATCTCTTTACCCATCTATGCCCCACGCCACCAGGGTTGCAGGTAACATAAAACCGTTTCGGTATATCGTTGGTAGCACGAAGACAACCGCCAAGGAAGTTGAACGCTCTTTCACTGAACTGCGTTGCCTCATCCATGAATATCCAGTCATACTCAAGTCCGTTGTACTCGTTCTCTGACTGCTCACCAACCCAGTGCCCAAACTTGATAGTCGATTTCTCTACTCCGTCACCAAGATCAAACGTCATGATCTTGTCTCTGTCGTTGTACTCAACGATCCCAAGTGGAGCGACTAACTTCTTCATCGGATTGATGTGGTTCTGCTGTAACTCAGGATAATGCGCTCTCATTACAAGTATCTTTATCCCCGGATACTGTAACGCTCCGCCTATCGCCTTGTGCTGTATGAACCATGTCTTGCGTCAGCCACCGCCTTTAGCTCCACCGTACCCAACGTACAGTGTCCGAGCTAAAAACGCTTGTTTCTGCTTCGCATTAGGTGTGCCTATATCCCACGTCACTTCTTTCTTGTCAGATCCTCTGCGTATCCTGGCGATGCTGATCACCCTCTTTCGGCTTGGAATTTTCATTAATGACGGTTTTTATCGTTGTCCGTCTGCAACTTCAGGCCCCTATGTCCTGTATCTCTTTTCGGTTGTAAAACTACCACCGATGTGGACACCAGCAGTTTGGAACTGAGCCGATGCAGTTTGTGCAAGCCGTCTTTTATATCCCGCTGACGGCAAGCGGTAGTAATTCATAGTGTACTATCACCAGAGATTTGTTAAACAATGTTTCTGTGCCGCACATTGTGAAGCGTATTTGAATAAACAGTGTAATTAAAGTGTGCTTTGTGGCCTTATTACAATGTTTTCTGTCTTGTTTTATAATTTTTAAACTCGATATTTTAAGAGGGTGTACGTCACTTTTTCCGCACCGTACACCCCTCATACCCCTAGTAGGATTTTCACCTACGCTGTTTGTCTCATCCTAATGCTCCGGTCAGCACAACAGCCTTGAGGATTGTTTTAAGGAGGAAACACACACAATGAACGATTTATGCCCATGTACTCTTCTTCGCTTATTCTTATACCACACCTCCCCTTAATTTACTTCCATTTTCCCCTAATAGGTATAGAGACTGAATTTACAATTCGTTCATAAATATATGGCAAATGTTTTCGAGGAGGATCATGCGGATGGCGTTCTGAGGGAGATAATCATGCACATGGCGTATATTTATATATACGTTATATGATGACGGTGCCTCTTTTTCCGCTACCCCCTGTTTCCGTCCGGCTGCTGCTCGCACACGCACGCACACGCACACGCACGCACGCTGGGGCGCAGGCGCAGGCAAGCGCAGGCCTGCACGCACGCAGGCAGGCAAGCGCACACGCACACAACAAGGGAACCGCACACGCAGGCGCACAACACACGCACACAAGGCGCACGCAAGGCACGCAGCAAGTAAAATCTCTTTAAATACATATTATGCGAGATTTTTATAAGTCTCTCCGATATGATAAGCAGCTTATTATACCGATACAATATGATAACTCGATCTGTCCGCAATCTGTCCGCCATGCACAAACACAACAACAGAAAAGCAGCAGCAAACAGAACCGGAACCGCAACAGAAAACACAAGCTGCCGAAAGTCACCAGGCTACAATATAAATACATCGAGACGTGCGTATTCCTACTAACTCAGTAGGTTTATATATTTATCTCATAACTGAATATCTATATCGAGTATATACT